CATTTATACCGCGATCTCTTTTAGACATTACACATAACAAACCGTACGCCGATTTGCGATCTGTCCTGCAGACCTCTACACAGTATATCTTGTATGGAGACAAAAGCGTACAGAATATGAATGACCGTCATCATATATCACAATGTGAGCGGTTATTAGTGCACCCTACTGTACGACTTATTGTTAAGGAAACTGTAGAAATGAAGAAGCTCCGTAATTCCGGTGAACTAAAAGAACTACTTGATTCTATTATAGATCCCCCCCTAAATCGCCCCACCGTCTATCGCCGTCGATTGGACGGGTCCTAAGAAACCGCCATCTCCGCATACACGCCAGTGCACATGTGCCGGCAGCGCTCCCTTGAGTGGCACGGTGTAAGGCTGTGGGCGACGCACATGCAGCTCCGCCATACCCGCCTGATTTGCCGTAGTCACTCCCGCATTCGCAAACTCCAGATACGCCTGCCGCCAATCCTTGATACGCGCCAGGCCCTCTGTTGCCGACTCCGTTGCCCAATACAACACCTTCGCGCCGGGTGCTAGGCCTGATACAGACACCGTTGTATCCGCATGTTCCGGCATGCGCTCCTGCATCATGGAGCACGGCATAACCGTCTCCCCTAGGAATGGCAGATAGGTATCGCGCCTGAATCCCACTACCAGCGCGGCCAGCCCCACTGCCACGTAGACCCACCGTGCGGCCTGACGTCCTACCAGCGCCTCCACCGGATTCACACCTGCAATCCCTACTACACCCCACGCCAGTGCCCCCACTACGACCAGCGCCATGCAGACCATGTAGATCTTCTTCTGCCAGAACAGTGTATCCAGCTGCATCCTACTAGGGGGCACCGTAAATTTGACGCGCGCGCATGTAGCCCATCACACCTGCACGATGCCCGCTGATCCTCTGATTCTCTGTCTGACTGGCTGGGCTGGCTCCGGTAAGGACGCTGCCGCTGCACTTCTCGTAGAAGAGATGGGGTTCAAACGATTTGCATTTGCAGATGCAGTCAAGGAGATCTGCGCACACAAGTACGATATCCCCCTGCGGCGATTTGACGCCGGTAAGGACAGTCCACTAGAGCGCCACGTACCGGCATGGCCCCATGCCCACACACCCCGCGATATTCTAATCGCTCACGCCGCCGCTGCACGAGCCAAGGATGATGCTATCTTTGCACGCCACGTTGCCCACTCTATACAGCACTCTGGTACAGATCGTGTTGTTATCTCTGACTGGCGGTTTCCCATTGAGTTGGCCCATCTACGCACGGCATTTTCCGCCGCTCGCATCCTGACTGCACGTATTACCCGCCCCACCGTCGCCCAACGTGAGAACTCTACAGAACATGAGCTGGATGGTGTTGCCACCGACCTCATGATCGTCAATGATGGATGCATCAGCGATCTCCGCGACACTCTGCGCAGCCAACTGCGCCCTCATCTACACACTGGCTACACGATTGGAAGCCTGACCCATGACGGCTCATAGATATCTTCCCAGTCAAATGGCCCCGTCTCCCCAAACCACCTATCAGGTGCCCACACATACCCTTTTGTCGGTGCACCTAGGAAAACAGCCCACCAGCTGAAGGTGGAATTTGATATGATATAGTTGCGGAACTGGCTCATCAGCCACAGGCTGATGGGTCCATTCGGTTCCTCTATAAAGATTGCCCCTGCCAACCACGGTTGGGCGCGACACCAGTCCATATCATCGCTGAACACCAATACGGGAACATCCTCCCCCAAGGCCTTCCGTGCAGCAGTCAGTGCATGCTGATAGTACGGCGCTCCCAAAATTCCATGTTTTTTAATATGCCATCGGTTCATATAATCACCTCTGCGGATATGCAGAACCACTGCGCGATCCAACAGTTGTGGTGTGAGCAATGCTGCATGTTTGTGTGCTGACACCGCACGAAGTGGTTCCGGTAGTGTAAAGAGAGCGCGAATCTCTCCACTAACATCAGAAAAGTACTTGGAGCTCTGAAAGTGGCCCACGAGATTTCGTGCTGCAGATGGGATAGCCATATAGCTGAAGCATGGTTCCCGCCATACAGGGCCTCCACATGCACCTCCCTGCCAATCTGCGCACTGATGCAGATATGTCTTCCAGTATATCTCAGGCGTTATGTCGCCATAAAGCCGCAGCGCTAGCCCGCCATGTTTCCTACAATGTGCATACGCCGCTGCAATCTGGAACATGTGATTACACAACTGTCCGCTGAGTTTGATGAAACATGCCATTTCTCTGCCTCGTTAGGCCCGCTTTAGTTGGTCAGCGACAACCGCACCCAGGTCGGCTCATATACATCTGCATAATCTGCCTCATCAAGGATACCCAGTGCCCAGGGGTCCGGCACGATAACTACCTCTGCTGGAGTACCGAGCCACACCGCCCACCACATTAGAGCTGTGTTGGACATAACATAATGTTGGAACTTACTCATGACATAGAGTGCAATCGATTCGTCGTACTCCTCAATATAGGTTGCACCCTCCAACCACGGCTGTGCGCGACATGCCTCTACATCATTTGAGATCACTGCCAGCTCCACACCGGGCACGCGCGCCCGCAGCTCCGCCACGGCGCGCTCATAGTATTCCATCGTCAGACCATCCATGCAGCGTACGTGCACCAGCGCCATCGTTGATGCCTTCGCCAGGAGTGCACCCCACTTGCCCTCAATGGAGGCCTTTGTCTCATCATCAAGGTCAAACTTCTGGCGGAGTTCCTCGGCACAATCAGCAAAGTGCTTTCCACTCTGGAACATTCCACGAATAGTGCGCGCCTCTGCAGGAATAGGCTCATACTTTGTGCTAGTCTCTGCGTAGAGCTGACCGAATGAAGGTGGGCTAATACACTTGATGAACTTCCAGAGCCAGGAGTGCCAGTAAGTTATCTGGCGCTGCCCACTGGGAACACCAGCCAGCTGCAGGCCGTACCCGTTGCGCTTTGCGTGGGCATGTCCTGCAGCAACCTGGAAGAGCTGATTGCCCAGCCCACCCTTCAGGAACATGAATGCGGGAGATGCGGATGTTTCCATTCTGCCATATGATGTGGATCCCGTGTTTAGCCCTGAACGAACCGCCCATCAATCAAGAGGTGGGCCCTCCCCGCCAAAATAACGGGAAAACTCATCCAGCGATCTCCACCATCTCCGAAACCAACTGCCGCTGGGAGAATATATGGTTGTGCAAGTACATGCATCAGCAGCATGTAGACATATACAATTTGATCTTTGCCTGCAAACATATTCTTCTGATCAAATTCATGCACTGTCCGCACATACCCCTCACTAAACTCTGACCATGCGGCCTTATTTCCAACAATGCATCCGCCGCCCAATGTGACCTTAGGGATTGACTCTGGTAGTGGCTTATGCTGTTTCCACGCTTCAACAAACACATCAGGGATGGGATCGACTTCAAGGAAAGCCATTTGACCCTTACTGCAAAGACGCTCACATATATGGGCATTAGGGAAGGAGTTATACCATTGCTGCATGGAGGGGTTGCGCTGGATACCAATATCACACCACACAAAGTATTCGCTATGGAATGGATCCATGCGAATTGCATCCATAACACATTCTTGTTTCAACGCCCACACGGCATATAGTTCTGGACTGTGTATCCTATACTCTGGATCTCGAGAATGATGCCGCCGCCACATCTCCATCATTGCAGGGCTTGTCATCTGCCAGGAGTCAAAGGGGCGAATGATAAGCTGTGTAGGTCTCTCCCCTCGTGCTTCCCGGATTAGAGCAGACGATGCTTCATCCGTGAAGACAACCAGATTGCAGGGAATTGCACAGAAGAGGCGCAACCACTCATGGTACCTGGCGACACCATGTTTCGATTTTCCTAGGGGATAGAATACAGATACGACCGTTGCCGTTGCCGTTGTCGTTGCCATTTTAAGCAGGAAGACACATGCTACTTTAAATGCAGCACAGATTGCAGGATATCAAGACCTATTATATCTGTCCGGACCATAATGCAAAATACCATACCCGCAAGCTGCATATGGATGCACTGCTGACGTCGCTGGGCTTCACCAACTTCCATCATTACAAATCTGGGACAGAGGTGTACCCTACGTGTCTGATCAATGCAATCATAGATATTCTGCAACAGAATATGGATGATCCTGTGTTGATTCTGGAAGATGATGTGGAATGCAGTGGGTCGCTAGACTTTGTGATGCCTGATGGTGTAGATGCAATCTATTTTGGCCTGAGCAACTCCGCTGGATCTGAAACGGTTAATACCCACGATGGGCCGGCAAAATTTATTGATTATTCGTCGTCGCAAGTTCGCATTCTAAATATGCTAGGTGGTCATGCTATAATGTATGTATCTCGTGCATACAAAGAGCGCGTCATTAAGGTATTTCAGGCATACGCAGAGCAGAGATACTATAATGATGTTCTGATGTCGCGTCTCCATAAAGAGTTTCTGATTCTTGCAAATCGGAAACCATCCTATTGGCAGTCTAATCGATTCAATATTCCCCATAATCTAGAACATACAACAAAAGTGTGGATACCCGAGGGAAGTACATATATGATAAATTTTTAGGTACGCTTATTTATGCGCCTGCAGTTTGTAAATCAATGCATCCTCAGGAATGTCACGACGCCGACAGCGGAACGGCCCATCAAAGAGTGGCAGCGTCAACTGCTGGGCTGGAACAGCATTCTGTACATCGCGTGCAATCGCACAGTACAGATTGAAATTAGGATACCTCTCAGTCCCATCGGGTGCAACCAGCACGTTCTGCCCGTTGCGATCCGTTAGCCAGAGCCACAGTAGATTCCACAGCGGCGACTCCGTCTCGTGCTGCGTGCGCCCCGCCTCACGGGTCAGCACACGCCGCGGCTGCACAGCAGCGGGTGGCTCTGGCCACAGCGTATCCAGTACAGCAACAGCCAGACGACAGAGATCAAATGACTTGTTAGGCACCACCTTGGGCTCCCCCTGGCGGAAGTACGCACCACAGTTGTGCTGGCCGTGCGCATCGCCCTCTGGTGCATAGGCATCCGGCAGCCACAGGCGATTTGCTGTTGCAGCGGCCGGTGGGCGGAACGTGGCGCGACCGAAGTCAATGATCTTCATGATGCGCCCGTACGTTGGGACGCGGTAGTAGCGATCGCCTCCAGATGCGCCCGTTATGTGATAATATAGATGTGTCTGCCCCGTCCCCGTCCACATGATGTTATTTGTGTGGAGATCATTGTGTACAAAGTCGTAGGCCTGTTGTGCGGCGGCGAGGCCGGCAATTACCTGGAACATCCATGCCGTCCAGCGTTCTTCCTTTGTCTGTTGCATACAGTCGCTTGTATCCTCCGCAATCTCCTCCTCCATGAGATCATCCATGGTCCCATCGCATCGCTCCAGCACTGACATCTGTACAGGGAAGTTCGGTAGGAGTGCCGTGTATTCCACATCATCGCTCATTGTACTCTCTCCTGACTCTGCACTGTGTGGACCACTCAGGCGCGACAGTCTTACCCGTTGACGATTTACTACTGCGGCCCCCTCAATTTCTAGGTCATCAGTCTCTTGGAGGTCATCGTCTGCGTCGCTCTCTGATTCTGATTCACTACTCTCTGTGCTCTCAGCATCACTACAGTCTTCCTCATCGGACACTGACATTGCATCCAGAATCTGGTCCAGCTTTGTACGTACATCTTCCCATGGCTGGTGCACCTCCGCACACACTGCGGGATCCCATGGGTCTACCGCCATGATGCGGAATGCACGCGACTGCAGGCCCTCACGATACCAACGCTCCCCCTCAATGTCAGGCATATCGTCCGTTATATTGTAGCGATACTCCGGTACACGCCCGCTGAATGTCCCGAAGAAGCGACAGAAATGCGGAGAGCGCTTCGTCTCCACTAGGCGCGACGCCATACAGGCCATGACGGCATCCGTGTATGCCTCGTTATATGGGTCATTGAGCTTCCGGAGTGCCCGCTGCCAGGGCTCGCGACTGGCAGGAAGTGCGCCATCGGCTGGTAGCACATACTCACCACTCATAACGGCAATGGGCTCCACCAGATGTACAGCGCGAATCCATGTGGGCACCTGGCGCTGCGTATGAGTCATCAGATCCTCCACCGTTGCAATCCCATTGGCCGACATATCCACCAGAAGCTCCGACGCAGCCAGTGTGGGTGCGCCACTGATCTGATCCACCAGAGAGGGGAAGAGCACCTCTAGCGTGGGAAAGTAGGTCTGTGGCTGTGGTACATCGGGAAGAGGAGGTGCAGGTCGCTGCAGGTAAAAGAGACGCAGATCGGCCGGAGGTTGCTTCATCTGGCCGGGTGATGGATTCCGCGGCTGTGATCTAGACGCGTTAGGCGCATCTAAGCAAATACGCCTGACAACGTCAAAGATGTCTGTGCGCCGCCTACAGGAGTTTAAGACCTATTATATCTGCCCCGACCATAACGATAAATATCATGAGCGCAAGCTGCATATGGATAAACTTCTGGCAGATATGGGCTTCACGAATGTGCACCATTACAAGTCCGGAACGGAGGGGTATCCTGCATGCCTGAACCGAGCCAATATAGATATCTTACGATCAAATCTGGATGAGCCCGTCCTTATTCTTGAAGATGATGTGGATACTACCGGTATGTGTGAGTTTATTATGCCAGAGGGTGTAGATACCATATATTTTGGGCTGAGTGCCCGTGCTGGTTCACGAACTCATAACTGGGATGAGGGTTGGGCTCAAGTTGATACACATTCTTTGACACAGGTACGTGTTCATAATATGTTAGCTGCGCATGCTATTCTGTATGTATCTCGTGCATATAAGGAGAAGATCATTGAAACGTACGCGGCACACATGAATACACCATACCATACGGATGTATTAGCATCCCGTCTCCATCCACAGTTTATGATCCTGGCCAACCGTGTTCCGACCTTCTGGCAGGCAAATCGCTTTAATGCACCGCGGGACATGGAGAAGGATACCAAAATAATGTTTTCTTATCCTACCAACCAAATCCACCGTTTTTAGGCGCTTTTCTCCGACATTGAAAACGTTCCTTCACGCCAAAGAAAATATCGTCAGAATGCACAAGCATGTCCGCACAGGCCCCTGCACGCCGGCTGAATCTGCGCCTCAAGAAGTTTGACATGACTAAGATCAAACACGACAAGGTAGTAGTGCTGATCGGCAAGCGTGAGACGGGTAAGTCTTTCCTTGTCAAAGATCTCCTGTGGCATCACCAGTCGCTGCCGTGCGGAACCGTTATCTCAGGCACAGAGGGTGCCAATCAGTTCTACAGCAAGGTGGTTCCGCCGATGTTCATCCATGAGGAATATTCGCCCCTGATCATTGCCAACGTGCTCAAACGCCAGAAGCTCATCGCCAAGAAGATTGTCAAGGATATATCCGAACGGGGCTCCACCTCCGTGGATCCGCGAAACTTCCTCATTCTGGATGACTGTCTGTACGATACCAGCTGGATTCGCGATCGGAATATTCGCTATCTGTTCATGAATGGGCGCCACGTGCATACGATGTTTATCATTACAATGCAGTACGCCATTGGTATCCCACCGAATCTCCGCACGAACATCGACTACGTGTTCATCTTGCGTGAGAATATCATCAGCAACCGCCGCAAGCTCTATGAGCAGTATGCAGGTATGTTTCCGGACTTTGACAGTTTCTGTCAGGTCATGAATCAGTGCACAGAGAACTTTGAGTGCCTGGTTATTGACAACAACGCCAAATCCAACAAGCTAGAGGATCAGGTGTTCTGGTACAAAGCGAACCCGCACCCAGACTTCAAGCTGTGTGCTCCGGAGTTTTGGGCACATTCAGCCGCCTACAACCGCGATGACCAGGAACAGGAGGAGGACTTTGACCCCAACTCTGGCCACGGCTCCAAACGCAAGTTCCAGCTGAATGTGTTCCGAAATTAAGATGATGCATGTGTGATAAGATGAGTGCACTACCCATACAGATTATTCTCAAACGCTTTGACCCGATTAGCATTAATCTTAATCCGGTTATAGTGATTATTGGACATACCGGTACCACATCCCTTGCAGGGGATATGATCGCACACATGTCGCCTGCTCCAGAACACGGTTATGCGGCGTGTAGCAATGATTGTGAAGCTGCATACTACAAACAAAGATTCCCATATGTCAGTACATATGAAGGCTATGATAACTCAATTCTAAAAGAGATAACAGAGATACAGGACCCTTCAGTGCATCGCGATTGTTTTCTGGTTATTGATAAGTGCCACTGGGATAATAGTTGGCAACGTGATCATCGCATGCGCAATTTATTTATTAATTCCCGTATATTTCATACAGCTGTCATAATTACCATGGGCTATCCGATGGGCGTTATTCCTATTATGCGTGCATGTGTAAATTATGTGTTCATAGGTCGTGAGAATATCATATCAAATCGGCGCAGAATCTATGAACAGTGGGGGTCTATATTTCCGACGTTTGAGCTATTTTGTGAGGCAATGAATGTCTTGAGTGAGCGCGAAGAGTATACTTTTCTTGTGTTTGATAATACAAGCACCTCAAAGAATATTGACGATCATGTTTTCTACTACAAGGTGCCATGCAAAGATAAAATCATGCACGATATAATATGGAAACGCCCTTCAAGCAGTTTGACCCCCGCACAATAATTATGGGGCGATCATTGGTGTTTATTGGAACACGCTGCATAGGTAAGACCACAGCCATCAAACATATTTTGCGTGTCATGAATCATCCAGATGGCAGTGTTATATGTGGGAAAGAGATGGCTGATCAATTATATGCAACCACTGTCCGCCCTGAGAACTTTCATGAGGAATACTCTCCAGAACTATTGAATACAATCATGCGGGCTCAGCGCCAACGAGTACGAGAGGCTATATCACCGTATTTTATGGTACTGGATGACTGTCTGTATGATATGGAATGGATACGAAATAGAACAATACGGGCCCTCTTAATGCATAGCGGTGTCATGTTTCATACCACATTCTTTCTGTCGATGTTATATGGCATGGGACTCCCTCCAAATTTGCGGACAAGTATAGATTATGTATTTATCTTTCGCGAAAATATTATGTCCAATAGGAAACGACTATACGAGTTTTATGCGGATATATTTCCAACGTTTGACCTATTCTGCAGCGCTATGAACCAACTAACAGAACCGTATACGTGCCTCGTTATAGATAATATGGTTCGCTCTGACCAATGGGAGGACAGGATATTCTATTGGCGTGCAGAACATGCATAGTCTCCGCAAAAGTTTGTATGGTGTTTCTAAGGAATGCAGTTAGAAACACCATCCAATGTGTTGGTTGTGGGGAGGCACATGCCGTTGCTCCGGCGGCTCATTCAGGGCCTTGCAGATGATCATGAAAACGGCATTGTGGTATCCATACGCCCTGCGGAGTTCTATCAGATGGCGCCAAAGTTGCATATTCAGAACTGTTTCCGTCATAGCTTCGTGCGAAATCTACTGGTGGCGCGAAAACAGAGACTGAGTGGCCCGATGTATGTGGTATGGGATGAGATCCTAGAGGGCACTGCAGAAGACCCTCTCCTGCGCAGCTTACTGACACAGAATCAAGAACTGGGGTTAACGAATGTGGTTGTAAGTGCGCAGCCTGCGTCATGGATGATGCCACAATTTGATCTTGCCATTGTGTCGCCTGGTATGACCGCCATGGGGATTACTGTTCCTGTAGATCATATTGCAACGGTGGATTTATCAGATCTGCGGCTTCCGACTAGCAAGATTCTGTCGCTGGACTAGGAGAATGCCACGGTGTAGCGGGTTCCGATGTGGTGTAGGATCAGCAGGGTCTGGCTACTGCAAGATTCCTAATACGGCTGCAGCAAAGGAGTTGGAAGAGCGACTAGCGAAGATACATGCAGATAGAGCGGCGTTTGATGCAAAGATGGTGGGTGCTTTTCAGGCTGCGCCCGTCGAGCCGACACTCTCTGCCGTTCGTACCAGGCTCTCTCAGGCTGCGCCCGTCGAGCCGACACTCGCTATCACGCGTAATGGCCCTCAGGCTGCGCCTGTCGAGCCGACACTCTCTGCCGTTCGTACCAGGCTCTCTCAGGCTGCGCCCGTCGAGCCGAACCCCCCCTCACCTCTCTCCGTTGCCGGCCCAGGCAGCTCATCCACCACGATGACCTCTGCCCACGGCAACAGATCAGCCGCCGCCAACTGGCAGAGGCGCTGAAGGTCCCAATCTGCAATATGTCCCGTTCCATCCAGTGCAGCGCGGATAACACCACGATATGTTGCATCAATCAACCCCAATGAGTTTGCCAGACGCCATGGTGTCTTCGAAATACTAGAGCGGGGTGCCAACCAGAACGCGCGTGCATTGCCAGATGAATCCATAGCCAGAGCACGGCACCCCTGCCCCACCAATACACAGTCTGGTCGCAACTCCTGTACTGTACTCCTGTCGGCATACAGGTCAAACCCGCTATTCCGTTCCGCATATGGAGTACGGTTGTACGCTTCCGCCGCACGCTGATACATCGACGCAAAATCGGAAGAAGTAGGAGAGATAAAGAGACGTAGAGACATGACTATCTCTCTTTATCTGTCGTTCATTTAGGCCTTACGTGAAGATCCGCGTCGTTGCAGCCAGCACAGCCGCGACATCTGCCTGCATTACCCCCCGTGTCACGCTGATGAACCCCAGTCCGCTATAGAATCGAAACACACTCCGATCTCCCTCCAATACCATCAGCGATATGCGTACGACCCCAATCTGCTGAAGCAGGAGGGCGATCTGATGAAACAGCAGATAGGCCCGTGGCTGCATGCGCGGGTTTGCCGTGTAACAGTCCACATCGTTGATATGTGCCATCCCCTGCTGTACCTGCAACAGAAGCCTACAGATGACAGTATCCACATGAATCATATAGAAACACAGACGTCTTCCCGCCCGCAGCTGTGCATCTATCTTATCCGTCGGCACACGACGCCCTTCATATTCCGTCGCACCGCGAATGCACATCAGTGTCTTCGCAGTGCAGAGGGTGTGTTTTGCAGGTAGATCCTGCACGTCAATGACGACTACCGTAATATCCTCAATGTGGCGGATAGTGCGGTTTCGTGTACGTTTTGCTGACACGGTCGGACATACCGACATACCTATATCTTAGTTGATGGCAATGTCTTTATGCATGACTGATCGCCTCACGCTTGCGGGCCAGTGCCAGATCCTCACCCTCAGGCAGGACACTCTCTGCGGTGGGGCCACTGCCATCTACAGGTGCACCGTCGGCAACCGGCGCACCACCAAACACGGGTGCTTTCTTAGCCGCCAGCGTCTCCTTCGC